ACTCGTTAAATGGTAAACTATCGTTTCTTGCACCAAAGTGAGTATCAGTTATCAGAGCTATCTTCATAAAATAATTCTAATCCTTTTGGTTTTGTTTTCTTCTTTTTTGGTTTATAGACATCTTCCTCTGGAAGAAAGTTTTTTTGTAAATAGTCTATATAAGGATTATCAAATTCTTCTCCACCTATTTCATCAGGCATGATGTTCATGTTTTCTATATATTTGTTTTTAACATGAGCCTGTTTCTTTTCTTTTTGTATTCTTCGCAAAAATGCATAGTAAATTATTTGTGTAAAATATGCAAAAGGGTTATCTGATTTATCTGGATTAAAGTTGTGAACATATTGTAGACAATTTTCTATTCCATCACTTATCATTTCTTCACGATATGTGTAGTTTATAAAATTAGGTCTATAAGACAATCTGTTTGCAATCTTTAAAAAACAATCACCAATGTAATTAGATATTGGTGGTGGTCTATTTCTACCCTCTTTTTTTGCTTGTTCGCATTTTGCTTTCCAGTCTTTCATGGCTTGCAAAAATTCTTTGTTATTTACATAGTGAGCTTTGTTTGACACGACATTATTCCTTGTCTAAATTAAGTAGAATATAACATTATATAACACTAAAGTCAAGTCAATCTAAGGACTTGACTCTAAAGTAAAATAAGTGTATACTCACTTTGTGATTCACAGATTAATGTATTGTTTTTGAAATTGGTTCATCAAAATCATCATCTAATTTATTTTCTTCTTCTCTCATCAGAAATTTCTTAACAAACTCCTGCTCGATTTTATCTAATTCTTTTTTACTGGGTTGTCGTAGTTCTGGTAATTTTTGGTCTTGCCATTTCTTTACACAATGTTCATAAAATCTAGTCAGACCTACAGATGATTCCGTGATTGCGATTACATTGTTTTTTACAACATCATATTTTTGATTTTCACTAAGTTTAATCCATTGTGAGAACGCCATAGCTTCTTCTATATTACCATTCTCTCTATATCTAGGATAAACATTTATTTTTAATGGATTTTCAACTTTAATAAATTCACCATCAGTAGAAGAAATAGTTGCAACTAATTCATCTCCATTTTTTAGTTTTATTATTTTTGTTTCCATATCATTTCTCTATGTTAAGATTTTTAATTTCATAATCAAATTCTTCTTCATTATAGATATTTATTCGTTCCATAAAATGACGAAGTGTAAAATTCTGTCTTGATTTATATGTGAAGTCATCTGCTATATCATAAAGAGTGGCTGTACTTTTTTCTGTCCCTTGTCGCAACCCTCTACCGATTGATTGTAACACTCTAATGCGTGACTTGCTTGGACTACTAAAGACCACATTATGAAGATTGCGAATGTTAATCCCAGTAGAAAAAGTACCGTATGATGCAATGATGATTGCATTTTTTTCTTTTTCTGTAATCTCACGAATATTCTCCCTTGTTTGTGCATCTGTTCCACCATGAACATAAAATACTTTTCTATTTAAGTCTTTCATCATGTCATATAAAACTGCACCATGTTTCTCTACAAATTGAAATAATACAAGTGTATTACCTTTAAGATATTTTGTCAAGTTGACAACAAATTTATTTCTTCTTTCATCACGAACTATTAAATCTACTTCGTCTTGAAACTTTTGAGTTTTCATAAATTTACAATCTACTTCTGGATATTGCAATACTATACACTTTATATTTAACTTTGCAAGTGTTTTTTTATCCATTAATTCTTTTGTGGTAGTTACCCTATTGACAGAACCAAATAAACCCTCTAATATAAGTCTATGAGTTTGTGTACCATCCAATGTTCCAGTAAATCCGTGACGATATTTACAAGATATAGATTTATTCATAATACCAGTTAAAGACTTTGCTTTAAATAGATGAACTTCATCACCTAATATACAACCAAAGTTTTCAAAGAATTTTCTGGGTAATTTATACAGAGATTGCCATGTAGATATTGTTATAGGTTTTGTAATATCTTTAGAATGACCTTGATATATTTTTTGCATCTTTGTATCATCATATCCATAATCTATGAAATCAGAATACATTTGTTCTACTAAAGATGTTGTTGGAACAAGTATGAGAACATTTTCTTTCTCATACCATCTAGACAAAAGATAAATTATTAATGACTTACCACTAGCAGTAGGACTAAGAAGAAGGCTCCTATTGTTTCCGACTGCATAAGAAAATGCGTTCCTCTGGTAATCACGAATCTCCAAATCTTTTCCCTTAGACTTAGGTGACACTCTTCTAATAAATCTATCCAGTTCGTTGTTTTCATATTTTCTTTCATTTAATATACCCTCTTTATATTCAATATCTATTTCATTTCTTTTTGCAAATTCTTCTATGTAGGGTAATAATCCAACATAAACCTCATTGGTTGCAACTGAATATAATCTTATTTTACCATCCCATATTCTTCTTTTATATGAAGGCATGAACCTAGCTCCAGGCACTTCAAAAGTAAAAAAGTCTGATAATTCTCTTGCAACATTTGGTTCAGTTTTTACACGAAGATGAACCTCATTCTTTTTTGATATTATCAAAATGAACCCTCTAAAAATCTTTTCCAATCAATCGCATTTTTTATTTGAAACCCACGATTGTTTACAGATTTACAAACTCGTTCTGCATAATCACACATTGCATTATGATAATCAACTGTATGTTTTGCTTTGATTAGTTCCTCATCACTTTCAAGGTATGTAGGTAAATCTTGTTTAAGTATTTTTAAGTCAAATGGTTTTTCTTGGTAAACTTTTGGGTCTGCTTTACCAGAATAATATTCCCATTTTTGTCTAAATAAAACTTTATACTCTGACTCTGCTTGTTTTGATAACAGACTCCAACGAGTATATATCTTTAAATATTTTGCATAAAGTTCTGGGGTTTTAAGTGACTCAATGTCTAATTGTTCATTATTAATTTTGAGGTCTTTTTCAGCCTCTTTCTGAAGTTGTTCCAAATCCATAATATAACCTTATTTTATAATGTAAATATCTCATATAATTTATAACTGAAAGTGCAAGTAGTTGTCAAGTATGTAACATCTGACTCTTGTTGATTGAATTGTATTGCACCTAAACTGACTGGGTATATGTCAGAAAATCTTACCTCAACTAATGGATTGTTTTTAGACGAGGTAATAATTAAAGTTGCATCACCAAAAGTAGCAGATGCACTTGTTGGAGAGCCTGGGTTTGTTGCTTCACCTTTTGTACTATTTGATGTTGGAAACGCATCTGAATTTTCTTGTCTAAAAGATTCAAATTGTGTTCTTGCTTTTGGAAATCCTATACCAACTAACCATTGATGTAATTCTATATAATTTTTAAAACTTTCATCAATAATAAATTGTATCTCAAGATTATCATATGTAAGAGTATGACCTTGTACTGGTATTTCTTTAAAAGGTGAAGGTATTACAACATCACCTAAACTTATCCCAGGCAAGTTAATTTGTGTTGTAAAAAATTCTACTAAAGGAAGTTTGTTAATTTTAAAAACAAATTTTGTAGAATCTGCATAATCAAGTTGAGTTGGTTGACGAGACAACATACTTGTGTTGACCATTTAGTTTCTCCATTATACTATCTCTTTGTTCATCAGTATAAGTTGTCCAATCTCTAATTTGTTCTAAAGTTCTTCCACAACCCACACATATTAGTTGACTACCAAGTGATATGTAGTCAATCCCCTTTTTTATCTTACATACTTTGACACAAGGTGATTTCATAATAGTATTTAGTTGGAAATAAAAAAAGGGGAGTAAAAACTCCCCCTTTTCAGATTATTGCAGTACTTATTACATTAAGTTAGCGACTTGAACTCGTCTGTAGTAAGTGTTATCGTTTGCACCAGTAATGATGTCTGTTGCATCACTTGTTGCAAATGGGTTTTGAGCAACACCATATCTGGTCTTAAATCCAATTTTTGGTTGGAAAGTGTTCTCACCTACTGCACGAACCATCTGTAATGGTACATATGGACAGTAGAAGATACCAGCGTCATATGGTGATGTTCCCTTATATCCTACAACATAATACTGTTTTGCAGCATTATTAGCAGCATATGGGTCAATATACACTCTATATCTACCGTTAAGTACACCAGCAAAAGTATTACCAGTATCGTCAACTTGTAAGTTATTATTTAAAGCAG